CCACATAAGGCTCTGACTTTAAATCAATAGACTGTCCTATTTGTAAATTAGTTGTAACGCTAGGAGTAACTCCATTATTTTGCAATCTTTCAAAATTTAAGTTTTCAAAACCTACCTTTACGCTCAAATCACTTCCAGCAATATCGTCATACTTTGCGCTAAGGTCGCCATATCCAATACCGTTACTATCTAAGTATTGCTTCCCAAGTATTGCGCCCGCTGGTTCGTATTTAAACTCAATCAGTTTCTTAACATCGGGTTTCTTAATAGTTATATCATCAATATTAATTAAGTGGCTTATATCGAACGTATCGCCTTTACTATACCAATTATCTAGGGTATCAATATAAAAGCTATTTGTCGAAGTAGGTATAATTATAAGATTGAACTGATTGATTAAGCTACTAAATAAATCTTTTAGTTTTATTGTGGGTGCTTCATTTGATATACTTATATTCCCTGTTTTTGTTTGAACTGCAAATACTGCCGTTTTGGTAATAACAGAACCAGGTATGTAGTATCTGATATTCAAATCAATTTGAAAGTTAAAGTCTAAAGTAGAAGTAATAAAAAATTTATACTTATTTGGACTGAAAAAAGCATCTGCAAATATCCATTGACTACCCACTAAACTAGTAGAAAAAACAACGCCCTCGTTTTCCCTTTCAATTTCAAAAGTATAAGGTACGGTTGTATATCCACTTTGCGCAGTAAGTACAAAAAAGAATTTAGCAAAGGCGACATCTACTGGTTTAGTTGGAATTAAAATAGTATTATTAGTTAAATCGACTGCAACTCCTGTTGTGTCTTCTAGGTTTCCCTTACTTGTAAAATCGACTTGAACTCTAAGACCTTTATCGGTTACTTTTTTTACGTCTTTATGCAACCACATAAATAGATTATGAAATACCGAACGCCCAAAGAAATCACGTGAGAAAGTAACTCCTAGTCTTTGCTCCATAGCTTCGATAATTCTAACCAATCGTAAAGCGGGTTTAAAGTCTGTAATTGTTAAAGTATTGGTACTTAATTTTATATCGTTTGGAGTTCCATTACCATAATCAATATTCTTTGTATTACAAATTAAAGGATAATATACATCACCATTTGCAATAGTATCTTTATACATCGCATCGGTAACGCTAGTAATACCATAAGCGTGGTCGTAATCGGTTAAATCTAAATCTTTCAATTCTAAATTACCCATAAGGTCGGATAGTCCTACTACCTTACTAAAAAAAGTTAATTCATAAGAATAGATATTACCGCCTTTTAACTTGCAATTATCTAATTGAATAACTCCAACTTTAAACGGTAAAGTATTTACTTCGAGATACGCATCAACTCTAGTAACTGCATTAAATGTACCGTCCACAGTTGCATCGTACCAATGTGAAAAGATAGCGTTATTGCTAGGCGTTGCAGGAACTGAAAAACCCTGTGAAAACTCAGCAAAGATTTTTGTAATATCTGAGATATTTTTTGAAGTAAGATTAATTTCGATATTCTCATCTTTAAATAAATCTACTCTTTGACATTGTATGTATAGCGCTATATTCATTAAAGTACATCGTTTAAAAGGTTAAAGCTATATTCAAAATCCATAGAATACTGAATCAATTTATTAATTAGTTTCGTTTTCTTTTCAAAACTATTTTTAGCTATGTTTACTGGCAATACTTGACCGTTTTCTTCTAAGTAAATGAACTCACTTAACATTAATTCAGTAAATAATGCGTTATAATCCTCACTAATAAAGTCAGTATTAACAGTTATTTTCTCTTTTCCGTTAACATTAAACGTCTGTTTTTCGTGTTGGTTAAGTGAATAGCTTCCAAAATTACTAATCAAACCGTTATAACTTTCATTTGTAAATTCTTGAGCCTTTTTAGATAGCTTATTAAATGGAATTGTTTGCCAAAAACCGTACTTATTTTTAAAAATACAGTTAATAAGTGGGTATTTACACTCATCTTTTTGGTTAAAAACGTGCGTAATAACCTCCGAACCATAGGTAAATATTATATTCGAGTAAGTAGAAGTATCAAAATATCCAATCTTTTGGTTAGAATAGTTTTGATTAAATGTAAAGGGTATAGTATCCCCATCGGCTACAATACTTGTTAAGCCCTCAGTAACGAAATACAAAGGATATACGGAAGTATTATAAACCGTGTGAGTATTTATACTACTCAGTACTTTTTTACCTATTAAAGGATTATGTAATTCTGTATGATAACCGAATCCGTCAACTGCTAGTAGTGTTTGATTAACTTGGTATTGCTCAACTCCAGCTAGCTTTATCTTTGAATCAATATAAACCCAAACACTATCTAAAGTAGAAGTAGTAAACGCACCTCCACCCAAACCAATATAAGTATATTTATTTTTTACATAATCGTTAACCAACTTATGAACGTCAAAGCTAATAGTAGGCTGCCCAACTTGAACAACTGTCTTACTTAATTGAAAGTTAGAAGTTGCTGGTCGGTCATCGACTTTATGCCCTCTATAAATAAAAACCTCTGCAGTAATTTCGTCAAATGTAACGCTAGGATTAACTTTAAAATGAAACGGACTTCTTGAAAGTATTATTTGTTCGTCTAGTACAATTGGTTCTGATATATTGGGTACGGTATATTCTTCAGTTGCATAGGTTATCCAAGATACATCTAACTGAGTGTCTCCCGAATTAGTTAGCTGAAATGTATTTACATCGGCACTATTACCCCACACCATTTCTACTACATTATCAACTATTGAGGTTTCAAAATAGAAACCTAATAAAGGTAATTGAGCATCTAAATATAATTTAAAGTTATTCGCAAAATTATTAACGTTTGCACCTTTAACTACCTCAACATTGCTCCAACCTTCTGGAACTAATAAAGGGTTAAAGCTATAAGGGTCATATCCGTAGAAAACCGTAGGAGTAAATGTTGCAATAATTTTTTTTGATAAAAGTCCATTAACAACAAAATTCAAATAGGTAACATTCCAACCTGTTATGGTGCTCGATGGAAAAGTAAATGTAACTTTTTGTGTCATTATTCTTTAAGTGTAAATTTTATAAATGATTCTAAATCTAATCCGTAGGCTTCTATTAATTCATCAGGTAATCTTTCAAATCCTTTCTCAAATGGTTTGCTAAAAAATAATGTAGGCTTAGTTCCTTTTAAATAAATCGAACGTGTAATTAATTGTGCCGTTTGCTCAAAACTCATAAACTTACCATTCTCTTTATTTCTAAACTGAAAACGTCTAGCCTTAACCCAACCTCGAATGCCCTCTGTAAGTCCACCTTTACGCCCTGTACCACTTCCATACTTGAACGGACTGTTAGGCGCACGTTGACTACTTACTTTACCTTTAACTCCTAAATCTAAATACTGACCGTACTCCTCCATTTCGATATAATTCTCAATAGAGTTAGGATTTACTTTTGTCTTTGACTTTAGTGAATCGTATAATTTCTTAGAAACATTTTTATCCTTTTTAGTAAGGTTCGTTCTCGCTTGTTGGATAACGTATTTATTAAACGCTTCGAGTGTACTTAATGTTTCTTGCTTCTTTAACATACCGATACATTGTTAGTAATAGATAGTTGTAGTTCAGTTGTCCAACCGTCAAGCGTATCCTTAAATTCGTAGATAACAGGAATCAAAGAGGGTTCATTTAACAACTCAATATCTAAATCATTACGTTGTAATTTTAAATCTGTAATCAATCTACTAAGTACCGCAAAACAAGTATTTAAGTTATCCAATTCATTATCATTCTTTAAAAATTTATCTGAACTAGCTTTCTTTGATAGGTTACGAATATCCAATACCTGGACGGTAAAAGTAAATATAGATACGCCTTGACCTAGTGCGCCATTGGTAACCATTAAATGAGCCAAAGGAAACAAGTCTTTTTTATTCTCAGGTGCTTCTCCGTGTACTACCGTATTAACGTCAATATCATTTGATAGTTGGTCTTTTAAATATCCGATTACTTGGTAAAAACTATTCATACTTTTTTATTTGCTTGTTACTTTCATTTGCTAAATCGACCTTGAACTCTAGGAACATTAAGAACTCGTGAAGCCGTAGCTTAGTTGTCCTTTCAAAGTCAAAGATATGTCCTCCAGCGACTGTATAAATTGATTGATACCAACCCCACTTGTCGCCAAAGCCTGAGTTAAAAGTATCTTGTTTTGTGGTTGTGCTAAATAATCCCTCGTAGCTTTCAATAATTCGTTGCTTAAACTCCAAAAAAAAAGCATAGAGCCTAAAACAATATCCAAATTAAGCGTATTAAATTCAGTATGTGAACCTTTGTACTCTTCAATATTATATAAGTCTTTACGCTTGTTTAAAATAGGTCTGTAAAGTACACTCATAGCTTTGTTATAAGTCATTTCATCTTTAAGAAACGATTCTAAATCTATGTACTCGCCAGCAGTCATTTCGTCTAGGTTCGGAATAAATCCGTACTCTTTACCATCGTGGATAAACCTTTGTATAAATCTAGGTTCTTGACTTAATACTTTTGTAATATCGTTTACAATCGATTCAAAGTCTGTAACTTCAATGTTCTTTGCTTGCTCTACTGATATATCGCAAAAGATAGTAACTGTTGCTAATTTAACAAAGTTATCTTCTTGACTTTCTTTTAAAACTTTATTGAACAATACGAATTGTTCTAGTCTAATGTCGCTTAGTGATGTTGGTATTTTAATCTTCATATATGTATAACGTTTTTATCCTAAAATGGTATTTCCTTTTGATAATTTATGTAACTGAAAGTAAACGGCATAACGAATTGCGTCTATGCTATGATTAAACGCATCTATTGGAGTGTCGGACTTTCTATCGCTCCAAGTGTAGTTATTTAATTCCTTTACTATATTGGTACTATCAGGGTCTATAATCAATTCATAATCTTGCATCAAAGCTAATCCCGCACTAACCGAACCAGCACCTTTAATCGTTTCTTTAATGTTATTCCCTCTTACTCTAAGTTCGTGAATTAAACGAGGCTCGGCACTATCTGCAATAATTAATTTATTTTCTGTAAACCTTTGATTAAGTTCAAATATCTCAGTAGTTGTTAGTTTAGCTTTATAAACTAATTCTTTGATATAAATACGCTTGTTTGATTTATCTATTGAAGTTTGAACTAATGTAGTCGGGTCAATACTGAATCCAAAATCCTGACCGTAAATAGATGGATTAACTTCTATAAATTTACCTAGCTTCCAATTAGTAAAGACTACGCCCTCCGCTTTGTCAAGCCACCCACCTAAGATAACGTGGTTGTATTTTTGTGGGTTGTTTAGCTTTATATTCTCAATTTGAGATAGGAAAGATTCTGAAAGATATTCCGCATTATCCAAGTAGGTAGTATGAATATAAGTAGTATTGCCTTTTATTAAATTAGAAGCGGGTTCTACTCCTTTACTTTCAAAGAATTTCTTATAAATAAAATGTGTTTTTGTAGTTGGATTTAATACAAGTATTACTCTATTTTGTTTTGACTTGTCACGAATAGAAAAATCAATCTTATCAAATACATCTTCATCTACTAACTCCTCACTTTCATCAAGTACCCAAGTAGTTATTCCTGATAATGATTTTAAGTTAGCGGTTTGAGTTCCGCTACTTGTTTTTATCCCTTTGAATAGTATTTTAGAGCCTTTTTTTAAATTTACTATTTCATCTTTAGTAATATAAAAATCGTGGCTTAAATTAGCTGTTTCAATCTTATCTATAAACTCAGGAATAATCGATACGTGTGCTGATGTTAAAGTATAACGAGTAAATAATATAACGTGTCCTACTTCATAAGTAAGCAAAAGCAAGAAAGAGTTCACGGAATATGACTTCCCTGAACCCCTACCGCCAGTAACTACAAAGTATCTACTATCTGAGCCTAATATATTATACTTACTCCCTATTGATATTAAAGACATCCTTTATGTTAAAATCGTTTATGTTATGAGTTTGCTCAATAGTTTCTTTAGGTTTGCCACAAGCATACTCTATTAATAATTTAGCTGCTGCAATTCTATCTCTTGAGTTTTCATTTTCATTTCTCATTATAGATGCAATAGTTTCAAATGAATCTTTAACGTGTGGACTTGCTAAATCAAAACCTTTAATTTCATCTTTGATAGATGGTCTTCCCGCTTTACCAGCAGTAGAGTGTCCTCCGTTATTTTTTCTGTTATCCATAATTAATATAAATTAATTAGTTAATTTAATAACAACTTCCTTTTTTCGGTTTGTTAGATTCTCCTACCCAACTACCATCTCTTTGTATTCCTGTGCAGTCGTTTATTGTTATATAACTACCAAATGTACTTCTGTCGGATAGAGTAAAGCTATCAACGTAAACCACTCTATTGCAATTACAATCTTGCTCAGGTGATTCTGCGTTATCGTCTTTACTGCACCCTACTAATAATATTCCCGCGATTAATCCTAATATCTCTGCTTTCATAATGTTTTTTTTAAGTCGTTAATTACTTTTGTTTTAATGTTAATTGTAAATGATTCTTTATCTAATGAACTATTAAAAATATCGTTATAAAGTTCAATAAGTTGTTCGTCTGTTGGATTGCTTTTAATTAAATCCTTTTGTAATTCAGTGGGTTGCTTTACGTTCTTAAAAGGAAACAATCTATTTAATAAATCCTTTCGTTTCTCGCAACCCTTACAAGGCTCAATTCCGATAGCTTTAGTTACATTAGCTATTACATCTCCAATCCCTTTACTTTTTGCCATAGTATCGCTTTAAATTCGTTTCTTATTCTTATTACCGTTGCTCTAGATATTCCGCTTTCTTTAGCGAAGTTATTAACTCCGTCTTTAGTAGAGAAATTAACGATTAGTTGCTTATAGGTTTTCAGTTCATTTAGCGCTTCATCATATGCAATAGTCAAATCTATATCCTCGTTTTGTTCTTCAAGTTCTTCCTGAATAAAGATTGTCTTTTCTCTTACTTTATTCTTTCGGTACTGGTCAAGGTATATGTTTTTAATTACGCAATAAATGTAAGAGCTATTTACTTCTTTGTCGATAGTGTACATTTTAAGATACATATCTTGCACAAGGTCGTTAGCGTCGTCAAGGTTTCCGCACACTTTTAAAGCGTAGTTAATCCATTGCTTATGATTTACGGCTAACTTTTCTATCATTTATCAAATGTACTACAATTTTTGTAATATATTATAATCTTCGTCGGTAAAATTTTCTATGGTTTTATTCCATAGCGGGTGACCGTTATCTTTTCGCAAGGTATTAATAATCTTTTCAACACTCCATTTCTTTTTAGCTTTTGGTTCGGCTTTAGGAATATTACTAAAATCTTTTAAGGTTTCAAATAATTTAGCATCTTTAGTATCAAAGGCTTGTTTTACTTTTATAAATACTTCGCCGTTTTTCACTTGTTCTAACATCTTACTATTTTTTTGAACTCGTGAGTAATGTAGATTTACATCTTCAGCTACTTCCATCAAATCACGCCCTTTATTTAGCTCCTGCTCGATTAATAACCATTTAAGGTAACTCATATACCTTTTACAATTTTTTAGTCTAATATCTACGTTAAATGTATTTTGTATTTCTTGTATGCTCATAACTTTTCTATTTCTATTTTAACTTCTAAATAATAATTATAAATTTCATCGGTGGCAAATAACGCACATCTTAATACTTCGCTAATTGCAACTAATGCAAATTCTTTAGCCATATAAACATCCATACCTCCAAAATCCCAATACTCTCTGACTATCTCTTTTGCTTTATCTTTTGCTGGTTTCATTTTTTAAATGTTTCGTTGTAGTATTGTTCTGCTTCTTCCCATTCTGATTGTAATGGTTTTTTAACTCTTGCATCAATAATCTGTTGCTTTTCCATTTCTTTAGCTTTTTCAAATACTTTTTGTAAACTAAAAATTTCATCTCCAAATATTTTACTTTCTAACCATTCTACTGCTGTCATAATCTAAATATTAAGTTTGCTAGTTTAATTGCAAGGTTTTCAAATAGTTTCATAATTTCTTTAGTATTGATGTTTTACCTTCCGTTACCCAAACGTGGGTTTTACGTTTCTTTAGTTCTTGTTTCTTTGCTAAGGCTAGCACTTCACTAGCCTTTCTTTTAATTTTCTGTTCGTACTCGAAAATTGTCTCCTGTGGTTTAGTTGCCATTTATTTTAAAGTTTTTATTGTAATAGTGTTCTCCTGTTTCAATACTCAAATCAAACTGAGCTATAACTCCAGCGGAATAGGATTCTATAATTTGTTCCTTTTCCATTTCAAAAAACTTATAATAATCGTTTATAAATTTTCTACCCTCTAAAGTTTTTGTATTAAATAGTTCAGGGTGTTCAAATTCTAATTGGCTAAATAATTGTTGCATTGGTGTTTTCATAACTTTTCTATTTCTTGTTTAACTTCTTGCCAGTACCAGTAATCTAAAACATTAGTATCTATATCTAAATTCAATATCTCATCAACCGCTATTAATCCACAATTTTTAGCGTTAATTAATATTTTTTCTCTTTGTGTAAAACAATCATCTTCTTGATAGTCTACAAAATCTTCAAACTTTTCTATAAGTTCAATTGCTTTATCTTTTGGTGTCATAATTTTAATTTTTAATAGCTTACGATTTGTAAGCTATATTATACATTTCACTACATTTTTCTGCATTATATCTTTCTGATATTACAGTCCATAAAGCGACTTCTTTTTTATCCCCTAACCCAACCAGTTGGTTAAATTTTTCTTCTTCTTCTTTATTAAAACCATTTAATAAGTTGTTAAATTGATTTTCAGTTGTTTCTTTTGCTAATGTGTAAATTTCTTGAGTTGTCATCTCTATTTGTGTTTTGTGATTGTTTTGTTTGACAAATATACAAACTACTTTTGAATAAACAATACTTTTTTTCAAATTAATTTTAAAATAGTTTCTTCGGAATAGTTAAGTACTTGAAATTCAAAGGTATCAAGATATAAAATTTTTATAAAATATTTGCCATTTTCGTTAAATATAGCTGAAAGTCTAAGAGGTCGATTCTGTTTAGATAGGATTGTTTTCATTTAGTAGTATTTTAAAATTATCAAAGTTATCTATAAACTCCCAAAGAAAGTTATTGTTATGAAATTGTTTTTGTCTATAATTTTGCAATTCACTTTTAACTCCTCCAGTTGTTTTTTTAACCTCTATAAATAAAGTAATTCCATTTTTAAAAAATATTAAGTCTGAGTGTCCTGATTCGGATGCTTTAATGATTTTAATGTATAACCATCCTTTAAGTTTTGCGTAAGAAATAATTTTAGTTTGTAGTTTGCTCTCTTGCATATCTTTTAAAATGTGAATTATTAAACGTTTCTTTTTTACTCACTCGGTTAAATACTTCTTTATCAATTCCATCTTTAGACAAAATAAAATATACATTATTTTCAGTTCGTTCTTTTGTGGTTAGTCTATCAATAGCCTGTACAAAATTTTTGCCACTGAACCCTATATTTAAAAATACTAAACAATCCGCTTTTGATAAATTAATTCCCTCACAACTGCTTACTTGTTGTCCTATGTAATGTTTATCGGTTGTATTAAATTCGTTTAAATCGGTAGTAACTGAATCGCTAAATACTTCTTGCAACATTTTTAGTTCTTCTTTGAAGTAGTAGATAATTGCCAACTTTTTATCTTTGAAATGTTCTTTAATAAAAACGGCTTTTGAATTATCTATTGTTTTGCTATTACCACTTTCAAACTTAATAGTTCCGCTTCCTAGTTGGTGTATCTTTTGTTGTAGCTTAACGGATGTATCAGCTATTATAACCTCATCTTTACCCTCGATAATATTATCAGTTAATAATTTTTTTATCAAAGAACTAACTACTGGCTTCATATCGCAATACAAAACTTGTTTATTTACCTTTGAAGTAAATCCGCTTTCTGCTTGCGTGAATTTAATCATATACGGATTAATTTTATTAAGTATTAAATTTATCCTTGCATTTGAGTAATCATTTATCAATCCATATCCTAGCTTCTTTTGTGTTACTATTACATAATCCTTTGACCATTTATAAAAATTAATATACTCTTTAAAAGGCGAGTGAATACTAAAATTAAATTGGTGAAATATTTGAGAGTAACTTTCAACTGCTGGAGTACCACTCAAAAGAATAGCTGGTATTTTACTAAAATTAGCTTTTGCAAATTTATAAAAGTTATTAGGCTTTGGATAGGTTGAAAATAATCCGTGCGCTTCATCATAAATAATTAAGTCAAAATTATAACTATCTAGCTTGTGAATACTTTCTTTGTTAATAACAGTTAGTTTAAAATCATACTCCATATCCGTATAATCATTTTCAATACTACTAAAGGCTTTAATTTTAGTAATAAATAAAACATTACTTGCACCAATATTTTGAGCCGTTTGAAGTGCTATAAGTGTTTTGCCTACTCTAGGCTGGCACGCTAAATAAACTAATTTATATTTATTTAAAATAGTTGTAGCTTTATTCGATAATTCTATTTGGTATAATCGTAAATCCATTATAATTTTTGTCTTTTTTTACTAAGATTAGCAAATTGAGTAGTATATCTTAATGTTGTGTTTTGATTATGAAATTCAATAAAATAATCAATAAGGTGTTTA